TCCCTATAAAGGAGAAAAACATGACTTTGTGCATGAGGGTGACTATAAAATCGTTAGAGAAGATCTAGAGGAAGGCGTATTAGGTGAAGCTGTAAATGATGACACTATAAAAATAGACACAAGCATAAAACCTGGTAGTAAAAAAGACAAAGAAGTTATTGCTCATGAGAAAAAACATCAAGACGAAATGAATGATGGTGTTTTAGCTTATGATGATGATAGTGTGACTGATAAAATAGCAGGAAAAACATACAAAAGAAAAGACGGAAAATTAATAGATAACGACACTGGAGAATCTTATGAAGAAGGAGACTCAGCATTGCCTCACGAAGCAAGAGCTTTTGCAGTTAGTAATAAAATAAAAAATTCATAATATGGCATTTAAAATGAAGCCTCCGGGCAAAATGAGATCAGCATTTAGAAAATCTACAATGCTTAAATTTGGTAAAACAGATATAAGAAGTAATCCAGACGCTGGCGGTATGGACTCACGTTCTAATACAGGTATACTTACCGACTCTGGCGGTATTTACTACAACAGTAACTTAGGACCAATGCGAATGGTAAATCCATCTGCTTTAAAACAAATGGAAGAAGAAAGTCCTTTTCAACCTACAGATAGATCAGAAGAAGAAGGGGAAAGAAATATTGGAGTATTACCTTCGGAAATGGAAGGCACGTGGGTTTACGATGGAACTAATATTGGTGAAAGAATTGCTGATTACGAGGATAGAATATCTTTTATTGAAGAAGATGTTTGGAATCAACAAGAAGAATATACAGATAATGTAGATATGACTCAAGCAACTGATCAACAGAAAAAAGATCACGCTACGCTTACTAGATTAGTAGAAGAATTACGCGCTGAACAACAAGAAGGGCGTGAATAAAACAACAAAATGGGATTATTTAAAGTAATAGGTGGAGTAACAACAGCTTTTTTTCAAAAGAAAGAGGCTAGTTATGAAACAACTGAAGAAGAACATTCTAAACAAAATCCATACTGGTATAAGAAGGATGGTGTAAAAATTACAAAATATATATATTGTAAATGGCAAAAAAAGATACCGCCAGATACACCACCAACTTTTAATTTACAAACAAATGATCCAGATCCTTGTGGTTTAAAAAAGAAAAGAGAAGAAGAAAGAAAAAAGAATTTTCCAGAAAAATAAAATTATGAATATATTAAGTATGTTTACAGGTGGAGGAGCTAAAGATCTTGTAGAAGGTATAGGTGGCGTTGTAGATAACCTACATACTTCTGAAGAAGAAAAGCTTGAAGCTAATCAAAAGATAAAAGAGCTAGTATCCAACTATGAAGTAGAAATGGAGAAAACTATAACAGAAAGGTGGAAAGTAGATATGAATTCAGATTCATGGCTTTCTAAAAATATCCGACCTATGGTTCTTATATTTCTAGTTGTTGCAACAGTATTAATGATATTTATTGATGCTGGAGTTGTGCAATTTGAAGTGAAAGACACATGGGTTGATTTATTACAATTAGTATTAATAACAGTTATAGGTGCTTATTTTGGTGGCCGTAGCTTAGAAAAAGTAAAAAAATAAATTATGGGAATAAATTCAACAGAAGTCTCTTATGGCTTTGGACAAATGGGAAGTTTGTTTTTAGATGGCTCAGGAGCAGCAAGCCCACCAGATGGAAAAGTGTTTATAGCAATAACGTTTTTAGCAGATACAATATTTGATGGTGATAGTGGCGGTTTAGTTGCACAAACTAAAGTTGATGTAGTAGACGGTGCTAACACAGGTAAGGTTCTTGCAACAACAACAGGTCAACAGTTTCCAAATACAGTAGAAGCCGCTCATAATGCTTCAGATGGTTCTGAAACAACATTAGAGGGTTCTGGTGGTGTTATAGTAGACGCTTCTAACACATTTCCAAAAGGAGTTACTATTTATGGTCGTTGGATCGAAATAGATTTAACTTCAGGTATGTGCATAGCTTATATAGGGGAATAATGATAGGTATGGGGTTAGGATCACAACCCACAACTGAATGTGGTGTTTTTGGTAGTTATCAATCTTTAAATTTAGATGGTAACAGTGACTACGTGTCGTGTCCTAGCGCTCTTAAAGACGCTATTAATCTAACCGCTACCACTGTTTCTTTTTGGGTAAATCTGGTTCAAAATGATGGGGATACCTCACAAAGTATCTTCAAGATATGGACAGATGCAGATAATCAGTTTTTCTTACAGTATCATAAATATTATACAGAATGGAGAGCGACTATAAAAACAGATGGTGATGCTAGAACAGCAACTTACAATGTACCAGGCTCTAGTAATAATGATGGTTCTGGTTATGATGATGGTTGGCAGCATTTTGTTGCTTGTTTTACTGTTAGTTCTGGAGCTTATAGTATTAAAATATATAGAAATGGAAGTTTAATACAAAACACCGCTGGTGCATCTGGACAAGGTAATTGGGTGGGTCTTGTAGGCGCTATTCACATAGGCGCTAATCAAGATGGTAGTGGTTCATTTATGGATGGCCAAATAGATCAATTTGCATTTTGGGATATTGAACTACCTGCTACAGCTATAACATCTATATATAATAATGGTATTATGACAGATCTTACTACTGTACAAAGTAGATATACGCAAACAGCAAATCTAATAGGTTATTATCAATTTGAAGGTAATGCTAATGATAGTAGCAATACTAACGCCCACGGAGATTTAAATGGAACCGCAGGCTTTTCAACGAGTCAACCTTAACAATATGTTAGGATTAGGAAATACAATAACAGGAGGAGCAGCTCCATCAGAGTGGACGCCAGGGAACTTAGGTAGCACTATGATAATTTGGTTTAAAAACGATACAGAGTTGACAAATCTATCTGGAACTGATGGTAATTCAGATAATAGATTACAATGGTCAGATCAATCTGGGAATAACAACCATGCGATACAAGATACGGATGCTGATAAACCAGCAATATCAGAAGGAGGTCTAGATTTTGAATTAGACGAAACAGACTATGTGTCTTTTACAACAGGATTTGATTTTGATCACCCAAAACCATTTACAATGTTTTTTGTTTTCAAAAGAGAAAGTGATTCTGCGCAAAGCACTATAATAGGTCAATCATCCACAGAATTTATATCTTTTTCTACAAATGATGATAGAGTTAAAATGAGATCGGCTGGATCAGGTGCGGACAATATAACTGTGGTTTTTGATGAAAATAATTTATGGGGACCTACTGGAACAGATTTTATATTTACTATATCTAAAGATAGTAGCGGAAACTTATTGTTCTACAAAAATGGAACAAACGCGGCGGAAGACGGTGGGGGAACTAGTGTTAATAATGGAGATCAAATGGATATACTTTATTTAGGTAGTAAAACTGGATCATCACATAATTTTGATGGAATAATGAAAGAAATTATAATATGTGATACCGTTTTATCTACATCTGATAGAGATGATACGATAACATATTTAAAAAATAAATTTTCAATAAGTTAAATAATAACAATTAAATTAAATAAAATGGCAAAAAGAAAAACAAAAAAGGTAGAAAAACCTACAAAAATCACTAATGAGCAATTAGATAAATTACAAAAGACAATAAATTTATTAAATAGAGCTCAAATGCAAATAGGTGTACTACATACTAATATACATCAATTATCTCACCATATTGCAGAAAGCAATGATAAATTAACTTTAATGCAGTCTGAGTTTGAAAAAGAATACGGAACGTATGATATCAATATTACAGACGGAACTATAAATTATAATGAGCAAACTAATTAGAAAAATTACTGTAGGTAAAGACTATAAAGAGAACGCTATGCACTACGCTGTTGGTCAAGACGTTTACGGTGGACATACTATATCAGATATTATAGAAGAAAAAGATAAATATTCTATTTATATTAGAAAAAATAAAGACGTTCTACCTTGGAAAGACTTCAACAAAAATATGGCAGTTTCTGTAGAATATAACTTAGAATATTAATGAAAGCACCTTTTGACTTTATTGTAGAGCCAAAAGGAAATAGATATAATAACGTTAAGAAAGTTGATGGTAAAGATCTTATTGTAAATACTGAGATATTTAACCACCAATTTATAAATAGAGAGGCTATTGTTAAATCTATTCCCACGGCTTTCAAGACAGAAATAAAACCTGGAGACACAGTAATAGTTCATCATAATGTTTTTAGACGTTGGCACAATGTTAAAGGCGAGGAAAAAAACAGTAGAAGCTACTTTGATGAAAATACTTACTTTGTAAAAGAAGATCAAATATTTCTTTATAAGAGAAACCAAAAATGGTTATCTCCTAAAAAATATTGTTTTGTGTAGCCTATAAAAGACAAAAACAATATAACTGGTGAAAAGCTTAATAATGTAGAAAGACCATTAATAGGTAAAATTGTCTATACTAACAGTGAGTTTAAAAAAGGAGATTTAGTAGGTTTTACACCGTTCTCTAAATATGAATTTATAATCGAAGGAAAAAGATTATATAGAATTATGACACAATTTATTACAATTAAATATGAATATCAAGGAGACGAAGAAGAATATAATCCAAGCTGGGCAAAAAGCAGTTGATGAGTTAATTAAAGTAGCAAAAGAACCTATAGTTGACTCAGACGATGATATATCAGCAGATAGATTAAAAAATGCTGCTGCAACAAAAAAATTAGCTATATTTGATGCTTTTGAAATATTAACTAGAATCCAAGAAGAAGAAAATCTTTTAGAAGGTAAAGAACCTGAAGAGAAAAAAGATAGAGTTTTTAAAGGGTTTGCTGAAGGAAGATCTAGATAATGTACGAGCAAAGTTTAGTTAAGGTTGTTGAACCTATAAAAAGAACAACTATCACGAGAATGAATCGTGGTAAAAAATGGAAATACGGTTATAACAAAGAACATGATTTAATTGTATTATCTCAAAATGGAATTATAGGTGAAATTATAGAAATACAAAATTTAATTATAGCGCTACCGAAACCACCTAAAGAAGTATATACGCATCCAGAGAATAAGTGGGTTAAACAGGAATATCCTAAAGAGCTCCAAAGGATCAAAAACATATTCGATTGGAGGGGTTATCCGGAAAATAATAAAGAAAAATGGTACGATTATATAGACGAAGAATTTAGAAGAAGAGAAGAAGGATTCTGGTTTATGAACAATGGTAAACCAACCTGGATAACCGGTACGCACTATATGTATTTACAATGGAGCAAGATTGATGTTGGTGCTCCAGATTATAGAGAGGCAAATAGATTATTTTATATATTTTGGGAAGCGTGTAAAGTAGATAAAAGATGCTACGGTATGTGTTATCTTAAAAATAGACGTTCTGGATTTTCTTTTATGT